GGTTGTGGTCGTTGTAGAAGTCGTTGTGGTAGTCGGTGTTGGTGCAGTAAATTTATAATAAATGTTATCAAATAACCACCAATCTTGTAAATTATCTGAAGCACCTGCGATCACAATTTCATTGATCGTAGTTCCACTAGGTGCAGTTAAAGTTACTTGTGAGTTACCATTAGCATTTGCAACTATATTAAAAGTAGCAGAAGTAGAATTATCATAATAAACAGTTCCTGTATTTGCGTCATCAACAGCTAAGGTAAGAAATCCAACTTCTGTAATTGGCTTATTCTCTGAATTAGGGAACGCGATAGTAAGTGCGTCCGTTGAACTGCGTAGTCCCAATTGGTAACGATCTGATCCAAAATATTCTGATCCATGACAATCCATATCCTCAATATTGATTGATCCGGGTATTTGAGCAGTAGAACAATCAGTTTCGGAAGTAACAGCAGTATCGTTACTACCATAAACGAAAGTAATATCTTCGTTAGTCTGTTGGTTATCAAAGCCTTCCGTTACAGTTGTTTCTTCTGCATAAACAGGTATGGGAATTATTAATAGGCATACTATTAATATTCTTGATAATTTATTTACCACCACAGTTGCAGTTTCCACAGCAGTCGCCCATTATCCACCTATCTTCCATATAATTTCTGTTATCTCTCCCGATATTCCACTTATTACAGTTAAAACCTCAGCTAATCTTTCATTAGCGTTTGTAACTTCTGCTTTTAATACTGCAACTTCATTAGTTAATGTTTGCACAGATCTAAACAACCAAGATATTAAAGAAATTATTAGTGCAGAAATAACACCACCAATGGCTTTTGCGTCTAATTTTATATTCATTTTAATCTTCGTATGTGGCTTTTGGTTTATATTGTTCAAGTGCGTGTTGAAGTACAGTTATAAAACTTGTTAAAAAAGCAACACCAACTAATTGAAATACATCTGCGTCAATTATTCCACTTGAATTTGCTAACCATAAAGATATTGCTGATTGAAGTCCTGTTCTAAATGCTTTTGAGAGCATGAACTTCCAATATGCTTTTGCGTTTGCCATAAATTCTCCTAAATTATTCTTCCTCATCTACCTTAGCAGATAATTGATTACGATTAAAATGTCGGCACTTTTTATTCATACATTTATAATTTAATTTCTTAACTATAAATAATAAAGCGTGATTACAACTTGGGCAGGTTAAGTTCATGAGGGGATCTCCTCGATTAAATATGTTTTATGATCTAATTATAGTTTTTTGTTAAACGATTTTCTTGCTAATAATAGATTTTATATTCTTAATTTCCTTAAGCATTTTATCCATTTTAGCGTCTACCATGCCTGTTAACATAACATCATCAGTAGATTTGTTAGAGAGTTCTTGTTGATCTAAATTAATATTAGAATATTTAATAGTTACTTTTTCATCATTCAATAAGGCCTCAGCGATTTTAGGATAAGCCTTTTTATAAGCGTCTCCCGATCCACCAACAAATCCGTCTTTACCTTTATCAAGGTCCTGTTGTGTTTCTCCTAGTAGTAAACAACCTGCTGTGTGTTGATCCGTATTTCCTGTATGAATTAAGATCCATTGAAAGTTAGGAACATCTTGAAGCCATAACATTCCTTTATGAAAGCCTGCACCATATCTAGCTTTATATTTTGTATGAAATCCACCCTCAGTTCTAAGTTTTACTTCATATTCTCCTAAAGGGATCGCTGTTTCAGAGTGGACTTTAACATCTCTAACTTCATCTTCTAATGTAAAACATTCAAAAACGCCGTCAATAAATAGCATTCCATTAGTTGCGTCTTTACCGAACTGAGTTCTTACGACATCAAGTTTCATTAGCTTGGTTTCGGATTATCGTCTTTAACTTTTTTAACAGCTTTATACCATTCGCCAGTCTTGTCGCCTTTTCCAGCTGTCATATCGTGATACAACAGATCTAGCTGTTCGCCTAAAGCAGGATAACTTTCTTGTCTATCTCTAGCATATCCATTATCTTGTTCATCTAATTTAGACTGCGCTCTATCTTCAATAGCTTGGTCGTATTCAGCGTCTGTAAACTCTCGTCTTTCATTGTTTACTTGTGCATATAACGGCTTTTCACTTTCTATTTCAGAAGTTGCCTCTGTTCTAAATTGTTCTATTGTTTTAATTGCCATAATATTTTTCCTTTCTTTATCTTAGCATTTATTTTCTTAGTCCGTATAGTTTAAATTCTCCACTAGCTATATTTCCACTATCAGCAAAAAATTGTATTCCATTCGTGGCTTGTGCTACTGTCAAAACACAACCACCTGTAACTGATGTTGTTTCAGGTGTATTTGTTGTGTTTATTAATTCTGTTGTAATAAAAGAATATTCACTTGCATTTGGGAAGTTAAAACAATAGATAGTTCCTAAATAACTTTCCGGATTTGTTGTGCCTAATGCCAAACTATCAATATACGATTGGTTTGTTGAAGCACTATCATAAAACGATTGGTTAGTGTACATATTTACCCAAGCTCTATCATAATTGGAAGTACTATCAGCAGAGTTATCACTTGTTTTAGTAAATCTTATTCTTGCTTTTGCACCGTCCGTATTCATATAAACATCTTGAAACTGCAACATATACACGTCATAAGTGCTATCCATTGAATAATTATATGTGCTACTTCCTGCACTTCCACCACCAATAATAAAACTACTAGCACCAGAACTTATAGAATATTCATCTACTAAAACTAAACTACCTGCCATTATTTCACTCCATATACATTGATTATTAATGTTGTTGTACCACTTGTTGGTATCAAAGCAATACCTGTTATCTGTTCAGCACTTTTATGCACACCAATTTGTTTATCTCCAAGAAAAGTAACACCCTCAATACTTTGACTTGCCCCCTGTGTAAAGGTGTAGCTTGAACTGTCATAGGGATTATAAACATAGGTATAACCTGTACCACCTGTTTTTTGTTCATCTCCACCATAAGATACTAATCTTGAAATTTTAGTTTGCCCTGTATTTCTTCTTTCTCCAAAAGTTGTATTACTATTAAGTTGCAATGTAGCATAATCATATTCACTATCTGCAATAATACTTCCACCACTATCTATAAACCTAATATCTAAGTTTACTTCTGCCGAATTTAATGATTTTGCTACTTGAACAAAGTACACATCATAATTAGCACTAAAACAATCTGTTACTGATAATGAACTAACAGAAGTTCCACTAGCAGATTTTATAAATTGTAAATTAGTAGCCATTATGAATATTCCTTTATTCCATATAGAGAAATCGTTGCACTTGTTATAGCAGTTGTACCTGTACCTTCTCCAAATCTAATTGCTTGTATTGCCTCTGCATGATCATAAACTTGACTTCCAAATTCCGTAGCTTGTTTATCAGCATTATCCATAAAAACCATGTGGCTAGTTGAAAAAGTATATTTTGTGCTATCTCCTGCATTATATAAATACATATATCCATTTGCTAAAGAATTTGCACCTGCGTCTATATCTCCACACAACCTTGCACTATCTTGACTTGTACTTTTTCTTTCTGCAAAACTTCCATCTGATATACCTCTTTGATTTGCGAATTGATAACCTGTTTCATAACTACTAGCACTATCATTTGACAACTTGTAACCAAATTCTGTCTGCGTACCTGCATGAACATCAGTAAAAGTAAAGAAATGAACATTGTATGTAGTTTCTTGTAGTGCAGTAAAATCAGCAGTCGCACTAGATATTGTTTGCGTTTGTAATAAATCCAATTGTCCATAATCAGTATATTTATCTGCTCTTGTTAGATCATAAATATCGTTAGGCGTAAATATTCCTTTATTATTCCCAAAACTTTGAGCAGGGCTTTCAGGTATATATCCATATTCACTCATAATTACACCACCTTATACAATGTAAAAGTTCCACTTGCTATGTTTCCACTAGAATATGTAAATGATATTCCATCATTGGCTTCTGCTACTGTGTGAACACAACCACCCATAGCACCATAAAAAGTTGTAGCATTTCCATAACCACTAGATGTTTCAGAAACAAAAAAACTATACTCTGATGAATTATTAAAATTGTATAAATAACATATTCCTTGTGCAGTTTCCCCTGTTACTGTTCCATTGTGTGCATTTTCAATACTGTATTTGTCTTGATTTACTGAACTAAAATTACTAAAAGTGCCTGTTGTTTCTAACCACTTATGAGCATAATCATATTCACTATCACTATCAGCAGTTCCACTTGTTGTAGTCCTAGCATATAAATATGTATGGTCTGTACTTGGGGAAACATTTGTATAAGCAACCATATAAACATCATCACTATCTATGCCTGTTAAGCTAACACTAGCTACTGCACTTGTTACTGTATTTGTTGCTACTTGTACTAAACTACCTGCCATTAGCTATCAACTCTCAATCCATAAATTCTTGCTCTAATATTTAATATATTTGAACTAGCATTGAAGTTTATACCTGTCATACTTGCAGTTTGTTTTAAAACCCCAATTCCTTTTCTTACAGGTGTTCCAATACTTGATACACCTGCATTTTGCCACTTTGCAAAAGTATAAGAACTTGAACTTGTTGGATTAAATACATATAAAACAGTTGCACCACCTTTATCTGATAAATCACTATAACCTATTGAACCAAGAGATGAAGCATTTGTGTTATTAAGTTCTCCAAATGCACTATAACTTCTCATAAGTAAAACTGCGTCATCATAATTACTAGAACTAACAACACTTCCACTTGAATTTATAAACCTAAAAAATAAATCTGCATTTGCAAAATCAATAGTATCTAAAACAACTTTGTAAATATCAAAATCAGAACTAAATACATCTGTCATAGAAAAACTTGTTATTGCACTTCCTGAACTTTCAGTTATGTATCTTAGGTTGCTCATATCTGTTTTACCCCATAAAGTTTTGCAGTTCCAGCTGTTGAAGTAGTTGCTGAATTATAAATTTGTATTCCGTCAACTGTACTTGCCTGTGGTAACACACCACCACCAAACTCAGTAACAGTTCCTGCTGAGCTATAACTTCCACCAGAAGTAAGTCTTTCAGGTTGTTTATGTAATGTTACAAAACTATATTCGCTTGAATTTCCTAAGTTATAAAAATACATATACCAATTATTTATCCATTGTTCTGAGCCTGTATTGTCAACTCTTATATAATTTGCACTTGTTGACCTGTGTTCATAACCTGTACCCCCAAAAGTTATTTCTTGCGTTGCATATTGATAAACACCTGCAGTTTCTAATACACCACCTTCATAAAATCTAATTCCATAATCTTGACTACCTGCTGGAACAGTATGATTACTAACTGTTAAAAAGTGTACATCAAACTTTGTTTCTTTTATTGAAGTGAAATTGTAACTTACTGCACCACTTAAAGTTTGTTCAGCAATAAGTTCTAATGAGCCACCCCAATTACCGTCTTTGGTTAAAGCAGTAATATCATTTGGTGTATATAAACCAATATTCTCTTTTACATTATTTGGTTGAGTACCTATATAGGACATTAATTACCCCTTTAGGTTTGTTTCAAATAAGCTAAATTAAAATCCACACTTGAAGCTGCACTTGCAAGTCCTTGCATAGTGTCGCCTGTTTCTAATACAAGTTTAGTTGACATTGTGATCGTAGTTCCAAATGGAAGTGAAACATCATTTAAAATTTTTCTTAATGATCCACCCGATTTGGTAATACTAAGATCAACTGTAACATCTGCACTAGATCCACTTATATTAGATAAAGTTAAACCTATAACTGTTTCAGTTGTGCTAGAAGCTACTGCGTCCAAAATAGCTGTGCTTCCTGTTCCTAAAACACCTTGTACTGAATGTAATGTATCGGCCATATTATTTCCTTTCCTAACTTAGCGCTATTACTAAACCTAATGAAACACCACCTGCTAATCCTGCGATGTCTCCTGCTGTTGTTTTCTTTAAATTATTACTATCATCTACATCAGCCATTAAAATAACATCTCCACTAGCCACTGTTGCTGAAGTCGCTAATGTAGGTGCTACTAATAAAGTAGAAGAAAATGCTCCCGAAGTTGCTGTTGCACCACCCGATAAACCCGAAGTAGCACTTGTTGTTATAGTTACACCTGTTATATCGCCGTCGCCTATATAAGAAGCCCAAGATGATCCATTATAAAATTGAAGTACATTTGTATCTGCTAAATAACAGAACATGCCCTCTTCTGGGCTACTTACTGCACTATCTCTAGCAGATGAACTTGCAAAGGTCATTATTACTTGCTCTTGTACATAATTATTAAAATCAGAAGCAGAAACTAAGTCTCCTGTTGTCCATACTTTATAACCACTAGGCATATTTATTCTCCATTAATTAAACTGTTTCTTTCATCTTAGCACTAAGTATAAGCGAAACGAGTACCCTCGCCAATTTTTGCTTGTCCCATTACCCAACCTGATGATCCCGCAGGACTTAAAGTAAGTGAATAGTTCCAAGTTTGGCTACCACTTCTAATGTCATGATTAATACTTTCTATCCATACCTCATCAGTAAAAGTTGATCCATTTGGATTAGTTACATTTACTTTTACTCTATCCCCAAATCCAAGTCCTAATACCTTTGCCCATAAAGAAGTATCTTCTCTAGGATTTATAGTTAATGTATCAATTCTCTCAATAGGAAGTGCAGTTTCACTTAATTTTTGATCTATAATAGACTTCACATTTCCGTCTGAAGTGTTTTTAGTTGTTTGTGTTGAAGTTTTAGCTGTATATCTATTAACACTATCAGCGTCTGCTACATATTGAGCTGATCCACCTGTCCTCGTCCACTCATAAACATTTATAACTTCATTAGTATCAAAGGAAGTAACAACATCAGTATATGGTAAATTACTACCCGAATTATCAAAAGTCGCTTGAACATTGATCGCTTTAGTATTACTTAGCTTATAATCTCTATTTCTAAAAGTAGCTTTTCCGTCTGGTCCCATAAAAAATTGAGCATTTTCTGCTACTTCACATTCTCTCATAGCCGCCAATAGATTTGTAGTTAGAGCTTGTTGTTGTATGTTCATTGTTCCTGTGTTGATTGTTCTTAAAGAACTAGGGAAGCCAATAGAATTTAATAAACGAGTTAGTCTTACTGATGTCAATTCTGTTGCGTCATCATAACCAAGTCTTGTAGAACTTCCAATCTCTGAAAATCCTGCTTGTCCTATTTTCCAACCAACTGATTGAATTGTTTGACTTTGAAATATTTTAAAAGCGTCTATCGATCTAAATGTTACAACACTATCTGCCC